TAAAAGATTTCTGATTCTCGTATGTTAGATTCGTAGTTGACTTGACAGGGCTCTGGGATTCTGTCCATGTTACATGTTCGCCTCTACCATAGAAAGCTTTCATGTTGATTGCGCCAGAACTCGGAATACCTGTTACATATCCTCCAGACACAGGAGCAGTAAAGTTGCTGTATGATGTTCCAGTCGGCACATTTACACCCCTGTAGTACTCACTCAAACTGATAGGATTAGATCCTCCAAACTCAGCTTGTATCTCAGAAAACTTCAATGCGCCTTCAGTTTTGATAGTCATACCTTGGTCCTGTTTATCGTTTCTTACCTATGCTATATTTAGCAACTAGTTCCCAATCGCCCTTCTCTTTGTATGGAAGAATTTTGATTTGCGATAGAGGTGCTGGTGGTTGACCCTTCTTCTCGCCCACAACTTTTACCAGTCCCCATTCTTCAAGCAGGTTAACGATGGTATTACGTCTGGCTTCGTCTTCCTCAGAAAAGTTGTTAATCTTGCCGTCAAGCATGAAAAGTTCTTTGAAGTGTACGATATAGTACTTACCTTGCTTGTGTAGTATATGACAAGATTGGTAAAGTTTGCGATCCTTGCGTGAAGCGATACCGATTCTGGTTAGCGTCTCTTTGATTTTCAAAAAGCTTTCTTCATTCGGTAGTTCGACTTCTACTAAAGCCTCTACTAGATTCATTTTTTAATTCCACCCGTTTCTAATTGTTGTTCCATAAATTTAATCTGTTCACTGGACAACAAAGAAAGGTAGTCTTTCGCAAGATTGCGATTGCATTGGTAGTATTCGCACACAATCTCTAATTCTTTGTCACCAGCATCTTTAACCCACTTTGCAAATCGCTTCTTAGGTCTTATACTATTTAGTAAAAACTCATATTGAGGGCGTTTGTCTAGCTGGTGATACTGGTTGACAAGGTTAGCATGTAGTATCGTGTCTGGAAAGTAAGACAATGCTTTATTCACCATGTAAGCATTGTAATCTTTCTCAGAGAGAGTATCGTTTTCTGAACCTCGCATTAGGTTCTTTTTAGTTTGGTTGATAGTGTTTACATAATCAAAGGGGTTCGCCATTATCTATCTCTTCACTCAAATATTCTTCTTCACAGGCTTTGCAAAAGTAAGCCTCACCCACTTGCTCATCTGAATAGCGATACTTAATCTGTGCCGGGTTTTCTTCAGTGATTTTGGCATCGCACATCAGACATTTTTTCTTAGGCTTCAGAAAGGGTATCGTCATACAAGATTGCTCCACGTCTTGAGTTTGCCATATTTCTCCTGAGCGTAGTCATCAATCTTAGTATACGATATCATGTCTGCACTATGCAAGAGGTCAATCATACATTGCAAGTCACCAAGCTCTTTCTCAAGACGTTGAAGCGGTGTGGTACCATCATAGTCAGTATCAGCACCAAATCGAATAATCTTAGAAGCTTCTTGGATAACTTCTGCGCACTCTTCCATGAGAACAGTCAATAATTCGTGTTGATAGTCTAGTGCCATTACTTCCACTCCACTTCTGCCATGAGAGTCGCAAGAGCGGCTACACGGTTGATTTCAGAGTTAGCAACGAAAGCTTCTTTGTACTGGTACTCAGCCAGAATGATAATGGCATCAGCGATACTTTGTGTGCTACTTACTTTGGTAGGCAACAGATCATATAGTGAACGATACAGTACGGCACTATCTACATCCGAATTCTCTCCAACCCACTTGCGAACCTCAGTGAAGTTACGGTCTTTCATGAGAGAGATTAGAGAATTGATATTGTCGTTTGACTTATTGGCTAAGACACCAGCATCAATGCGACCAGTAGCAGAGTAACGCTGTAGTTCATTAAGGACTCTACGCCAATCAGGGAAATAAACTTGTACCAACTCAGCAACAGACTTTTGATCATACTCAACTCCTTCATCTTTTAGAATGCCACAAACACGCTTATAGAACTGTGCGGCTAGGTTTGGCTTTTCAGCTTTTGGGATAGAGAACTCAATAACCGAGCATCGAGAGTGAAGTGGTTCGATGATACGATTTTTGAAGTTACAAGTCAGAATGAAGCCACAGTTTTTGCTAAACTCTTCCATAAAGTTACGGAGAGCTGGCTGTGTACTGTTAGCGTTTAGATAATCAGCCTCATCTAGGATCACGTACTTACGACCACCAGAAAAGGAGACAGTAGAGGCGAAGTTAGCAATCTCGGTACGTAGCGTATCGATGTTACCATTCATAGAGCCGTTGATCACAATGTAGTCTGCGCCAATCTCTTGTAGCATAGCTTTGGCAATTGTAGTCTTACCTACACCAGCACGACCAGTTAGAAGCAGATTAGGTACATTATCTTGGTCAACGAATTGCTGAAAAGTTTTCTTTAGACCATCAGGAAGAATGGTGTCTTGTACTCGCTGTGGCCGATACTTTTCTACCCAGAGAAAATCATCTTGCATTGGTATACCTCATAATATAGTGAATGTTTCAAGTGACACAGTATAGCGTAAAAAGGGGACCGTGTCAAGTCCCCTTTCATCATTTACTCAGCAGCTTCTTCTTCTGCTTCTGGAGCCGGTGCGGGATCGCCTGGAACACGGTCAATCTGACCCTGCTCTTTAGCGTGATTCAAGAACGCCATGAAACGCTCACGAACTGTCCCTACTGCGACCAGTTCATCACCACGGATAGCACCACGTGCGCTAGCGGCATCGATAATCTGCACAGCGGCAGCAATGTCGTTTAGCGACAGACCAGGACCCTGATCTTGTGCTTCTGCGGCTTGAGTGTTAGTTGCTTCAGTCATTATAATGTTCTCCTTTATTTACTGTTGATTGCAATCCAGTATTGTACTTTGTCAGATTTAAAATGTGCCATACCTTTAGAGGACAAAGCAACCTCGTAATCAGCAGGCATTAGTTTCAGATTGTCCACTTTGATATACATTGTGAACTCTCCAAAATCTCCGTTTTCAGCTACTACAACATCGTATGTATCAGCCGTTGGATTCTTACTATCGACAGCGGCTAGTGATAGTGTACCATCTTCAGCTTTGAAAGCGATTTCTGGTAGACCAAGCACTGCGGCTGCACGAACAACTCCGTCAATATCATCCCAAGAAAGTTTAACTGTTGCGTCTGGATCGTTAACTTCAATGTCACGATTAGGTGGAGCAACAATCATATTCTCAGCAGTGTATGTGTATTTCAAGGAACTCTTCTTACCACGAATGTCGAAGCGATCTTTCAGGAAGTTTACTTCTGGCTCATCAAATAGTGATAGAGTTGAAAGAAAACGTGATAGATCATAGACACCAGCTTGTTGTTCGAACGTCTCTGGCACGACAGCGGCTGCCATTACAGTCTTCTGTGGAGAGATTGTTCGAATCATTTGACCCGGGCGAAATAGAACGCTTGGGTTAATTTGTGAGAAGTTTTTAAGAACAGATAAAGTTTCAGAACTGATCTTCATAGTGTATTCACCTTTTGCATTGTTGAGTTGTATAATATATCAAATTTTATTACGTTTGTCAAGTCTTTTTGTAAGTATTTGGTTTAGAACTTTCACTTGCTGTTGGCGATGCATCAATAGAGGCAATGTGTGCAAGTGAACCACTAAACGTGTATGAGCCCATATGCTGTAGTTGCATCCATGGACACATATGTATATGAAGTCCAATCTTACGTGCAAACTGACTAAACATGTAGTCCTCAGACAAGTAACGCTTCGAATCTGGGTCAATGATGGTATCAAACACAGCAGAGATTTCTCTATCACCACCGAACTGCTCAGTACGAACATGATCTGGTTTGTACATCAACTCAGGATATGCTTCAATATACTTGGTTAATGCACGTTTGTCAATACACATGAACCCAGTTCCGCCTTCTTTTATTTCGACAGGCTCATTGATCTTGAACGAAGTCATACCTTCAACTGTATTGAACACGTAGTCGCCACCAAACTTCTCAAGGTTGAATGGGTTCTCATCAGCCATGCCAGCTTCAACAGCAGTCTTGATTTTCTCCCAAGCGATAGTCTTCTTAGGGTAAGGACCAGTGATCACGTCAATGCCCTTGTCACTGTCACATAAAAACAATAGAGTAAGTGCATCACGGTAATCGAAACCAATATCACTATCTACGAATAGAAGGTGCGTAGCGTCTGAGCGCATAAACTCATCCACGCAGTAGTTCCTAGCCCGGGTGATTAGAGACTCGTTAAAGAGATAGTAGTGGCGAACGCTAATGCCGTGCTTGGTACATACAAGGGTCAAGTCGTTCATAGACTTAGTATAGATGCCAGCGCACTGACCTCCATACATTGGAGTAGCTACGAAAAGGCTTTTACTTCGTAGTACTTCTACATCAAGTTCCATTATGAATTCTCCGTATCATGGATATAAAGTTGAATCAAAGCATAGTGTAAGACTTTCATCAGGTCTTTTCGGGCATCTTTAGAAGTGCCTTTCTTACCATATCTTTGTGCATATTTAAGGACATTACCAATACAGAATCCAGTACCATGACCACCATCGATAATAAACTCAGTAGCTTGGAACTTATCACGAGAATAATGTTCGCCATACGTGGCGTCAACGTACTTTTTAAACTCTGCGATCAGATTACCTTCGTTGTATTTATACATGGGATCAGTTTTTTCATACCTCTTAGATAGCTCTGATTCAACTCTATCCCATTGTTCATCACGTGAATCCTGTACCGTGGTGCGTATACTCTCATTGCGAGAAGCCGCATCCCACTCTTCAGGAGTTGCGTCATTTAATCGTCTACCGAATGTCAGTCCCATTTTATCTCTCCACTTGTTCCAAATCATTCTCGGCTCTGTAAATAGCCTGTAACCTCAATATATCAGCCGCTACGTCATGGGTACTATCGTGTGCAACAAAGGCAGTCTTCCAATACTCTTCGTCTGCTACTGGAACAAATCCACTACGGGTCGTGTAGTTGAATTTGGCATCAATATGTGTGCGAACATCACGGGCTTTGTAGAACTTCAGATATTCTTTGAACATGTGTTCATTGCCCGTGAGTCGCATAACCCTGTCTAGAATCACTGGATCGAAGTTGTTACCTCGTGACCACCAGTAATCTACGTTTTTGACTTCTCGAAGATATGATAGAATAGTATCACAAAACTGGACCAATGTCAAGTCTTGATCGGATCTTTTTAGCTTGTCACGGGCTTCTTTTGGCAATGCTTGCCACCACTCAATATCCTTCTTAGTGTACTTGCAGCCGTAATTAGATATCTGGTCAGAGATATCAGCTTTAGCAGTGTACACCATTTGGGTCAACTCATCAAACGAATAAGGATCGGATAAGAATCGATCCCACTCAAATGTGGCATATGCCATATCAACGATAGGGCAAGCCATAACGTTTGCTCCTATCGTCTCCATGTCAAAGATAAAGTCTTTGCGCTGTTTTTTCATGCAACTTTTTCATCCCATAGTTTTTTGTATTCACGGACGTCCATGGTACCCATAGCTCGGTTATGCTCACGACGGATCATAGCAAGATTGTCTAGCACGGTCCGACCACCATTCTTATGCGCTACAATGTGCCCTGCTTCAGCATCTGCCCAAGTCAAAGGTAGTCCATCGATAGCACAAACGTAACCCTGAAGTTGAAGCGCAACTTCTTTCATCCAGTTAGGAAAGCAGCGATTTGGATCTTTGAACAGAGTATGTTCTAGAACCTTTTCCCAGTTAGGGTGTGAAGTGATCCACTTAACCAACTGCAACTGCTTTTCACCTGAGTCGTGGTTACGGCTGTAATCTCGGAACAACTGACTCAGAGTAGACTCTTTACTTTCAAAGTCTAAGTTTTGAATGTCTTTCCAGACGCCTTTAGGATCATTGTACAGGTCATTGTAACACTCACTGAATGCTAAGTACCACTGATAGTAGTCTGTACACTCAAGGTCTGAACCATAGCTCTCTGACAAGTGCAGGTAAAGATTGAGTAAAGTATTCTTCTCACTGTTACCTAGACCACTGCCGAACTGATTCTTACGGGCTTTACCCATCTCGTATAAGAACTCAAGGAAGTTGTCAACTTTCTTCTTCAGCTTTTTGACGTTTACAGTGTCATCGTTATACATCTTTTCTAGCTGATCAGCCTTACGTGGTCCAAGCTTTCCACCGTTATAGAAGCTGTAGTAGACACGGGCAATGTATTCTTCTTGCTTCAGACGAAGATTTGATCCAGAGATCCACTTGAAGTTACCGTCACGTGTCAACTCAAAGAAGTCGTGATTTGTCGAAGTCTTACCGTTTGGCAGAGTGACAACACGAACCGTCTCACGAACAGCATTTGCTAATGGGTGATCACCGTAAGAGTTAAGAGTCTCTTGGTCATTCACATCTGTAGTCTTGTTCAAGCTACGGAAGATAACACCCTTCATAAACTTCTCAAGAGGCTTGTATAGAGTGAATGACAGGACGTAGCTGTTGAAACGCTCACGAATTTCATCAGGCAACTGCGAATACGTCATACCGAACACACTGAAAAGCCCGTCACGATAGTCACGAATTGCACGTTTGCGGTGACCACCATCAAGTGATTCCCAAACATACTTAGTAGGCTCATCTCGAACATCAACAAGAGTAATGTTACCGATATCGATGTTATATAGAATAGATTCGATAATAGCTACTGATTTAGCATTGTTTGGCGAGACGTGTACAGCAGGTCGTTGACCGATCGGGTTACAATCAGTCAACGGCAAGTAGTCTGCAAGGAACTCTGTGATGGTCATAGTGACCTTAGAGAAGTCGATTTCTTTTTGGCTCAAGAATGGTACGCTCATAATATAATCTCTCATCATTTGTTACATATACAATATAACAGATGATTCGTTTCGTGTCAACCATTAAAATTGGTTTCTAGTCGCATTCCGTAATTATTTTCTTTGTTCTCTGGATTCACACCAGGCTTGTACTTGAGTTTGTTTTTCTTGAAGGGTTCGTAATCAACCCAGTGGTGCCAGCGATTGTAGCGCCATACTAGTCGTGTTACGTCTGGATGCATGTCGACCAACATCTGAGACTTGTTAACAGTACCCTCGGCATTCCACCCTTCTTCACTGATCTTATCAGAATTTTCTGCATGGTAGAACTCAGCAGTGTTACCACCACTAACAGACTGAGTAGCCGCTTTGCCCTGTAGGAAAGCATTGAACTGGACAGTGCAATCGCCATCTTTCAGTACACGTAGACACAAATCGGTATCTTCATTGTAGCGACCACGCCAACGATGCTTACAGTCATTACGAATCAATAGTGCAGAGTAGATACGAGTGTTAGCAACGAATGCTGGATACTTCTGATCTGGAGCACAGAAGAAACGATACTGAGGTCCAGCAATGTAGACGTTTTCGAATCGCTCAACAAAATCTTCCATAGCTCTAAAGCCTGCACCTGATTCAAATCGAATGCGCTGGTTACGATTCAAGCGATAGAAGTCTGAAATGTTATCGTCAAACACCCAGTGCCATGTTGCACCAATGCTGATACTGTGATCCCATGCCCAGTTTCTTGCACGACCTGGACCATCACCGTGATTCGAGAATGGTGCTACAAGTAGGGTCACATAGTCACGAATGCCGAAGTTATCTAGGGCTTCTTCGTATTGTTGCTCTTCTTGAGGCTCAATCACGATATGGTGAGGAATCTGCATACGTGCTAGTGACCGTGAGGTAAACATACTGTCATAGCGAGTCTTGGAAATAATGTAAAGCGGGTGACGTGGTAGTGTACGCTCACCATCTTCTACCCAACGTAGCAAACGATTCTTAGTAACTTTAAGTTCTGGATGCCAGATAGCTTTGGTCTTCTCTGTCATATCTTGCCCGATCCGCTTCGAGAACTCTTCAAAGTGTTCTTTCTTACGGAACTTGATATGTACAGTACGGAAGTGTTCGTTGTTCTCTTGAACGTACTCAGGCATATCTAACCAGTACTGGCGCCACTTAACATCGTCACGAGTAACCACGTTTACATCAACATCCAGTGTTGTGTCGCCATAGTCTTTGTCACGTGGTTTCAGCAATGAAGGATCAACCGTGATTGGATCTTCGTCATCAAAGCCAAAGAGACTAGCATCTGGATCATGCAATGGGTACCATGTCTCTTTGATGTTGTAAGGAATCATCTGATTGATTAGCTGGCAGAACTCTACCATATCATCACGTTCTTTGAAGTGTACGTATAGCACTTTCCATGCATCAGACTTTTTCTTTTTCTTGGTCTGATCATACAGTACAGGCTTCACTTCACCATCAAGAAACTTATCTAGACCGACGCTATAAGAGTCCTCTTTACGCTTCTGGTCGTCCATATAGTTATCATATTCTGCGCTTTCTTCAATCACAGGCTTGCTCATTTTCTAAAACCTCTTTCAAATACCATGAATTTGTCTTTGTAGTAGTCAAGTAGCTCAACACGATCCGATTCACTCATTGGCTTGTCAACAACTAGGGGAGACAAATCTACACCATAAGACTTTTCTACTTCGCCTAGTATACACGATTCATGAATGATTGGCAAGCAATTTTTGTCAATTGACTCCAAAAATCTGTAAATAGAGAAGCAGTGTTCATCATACGATGGTAGCATCAATGTAAACCTTGACTCTTCAATCTTATTTAGGTATACGCTTCTGCTTACACTCGTGTCAGGCATATCACAGTCAGACTTGACAAACAGGTTAGCAAACTCAAACTGTTCATACATTCTATCTACCCATGGGATATATTTTGCTCGTTCACTGTTCTTGAGTACAGTGTAGCCGAATGTGAAATCGTATAGCTTATCAGCTTCGAACCACTTAGTCTCTGAATTGAATGCGTACTGGGAACTGTCTAGACGATTGATTCCATAGCAAGGAATATCGTAACCATGATAGAGCCAGTAGTTATCTTTTGGCTTAACAGAAGAGTGGAACTGACTCATAGGCATCTCGTTTGGATCATACGCTAACTCATGGAGTCGTGTTCCAAATGTGTTGTGTGCTTTGAGTAGAGCGAGGATATTAGCGAGTCGTAGACCAGTTGATACGAAATTAATCTGACCACGATCTGTGGGAAAGATATCTGCTCTTTTGCCATTACGGGTAAGACCAGATCGCCACAAGTCTACGCCACCAATCAGATACAAATCATCGTACTGTTCGAAGGAAGATACATCTATAGCATCATAGAACTCCATCCAGTTATCCATGTGTACGCCCTTTTCTAGATAGAAAGAGGTAACATCTGTGATAACTTTACTGATATGGGTGTTGTTGAATTTGTAGATGTTGATAGCTATAGCATCTGTGGCACCATCTGTCAAGGCATGAATCTCATCTGAATTAGACTCAATACACTTGACGTGGTGCATAATGCCTTCGCCCTCTCTACCAGAGAAAGGGCGAGTACTGTAGAAAAGACCTTTACTCATCACGGCTCGCTTCAGATAGATTGTAAAACTCCTTCTCATACACACGCTTACGTAAGCCAGATGAAGAGAAGCTATGGTTTCTAGAGTTGAAATACAACTCAATACCTAGTCTATCACAAAGTTGTCGCCCTGTAAAGTCAGTATCTTTATATTCATCGCCTAAAATTCGAACATCAGGCATGTACATTTCCAGAATGTCGATTAGCTCATGTTCATACAGATACGGTACGATCTCATCAACGTACTTAACAGCCGCAAGTTGAGTGTAACGCTCAACCGTGTTCTGTATGGGACTGTTCTTTTCAATGCGATCCAAAGATGG